AACGAAGAGTTTAAAGATATAAAAAATTTTTTAAAAGAGGCTATTAATAAATTTACAACAGACGTTTTAAATACAAAACAAAGATTAGTTATTACACAATGTTGGGCTAATAGAAATCCAAAAGGATCTAAACATCATGAACACGTGCATCCAAATAGTATTGTATCTGGTGTAATGTATTTTCAAATAAATGAAAAACTACCACCTATACAATTTGCTAAAGATAGACAAGATGGTATGAAATTAGATCCTATAAAATACAATCATATGAATTCAGAATCGTTTATGCTACCTTGCAAAACAGGTGAATTAATATTATTTCCATCTTCATTGAAACATAGCGTACCAATTAATCAAGGTGAAGAAGATAGAATAAGTGTATCATTCAATACTTTTTGTATTGACGCTATTGGATCAGAACAATCACTAACTCATTTAGATATAAGGAGGTTAATGAATGAGCACAATTAAAAGTTATATATATGTAAAAAATCATATACCAAAAGAAGTATGTGAGGCATTGATAGATGAATGCAATAAAAAAATATGGGAAAAACATAAATGGAATAATTATGCATCTGGCGAAACATCATCAGAACCTACAAAAGAATTAGATGTAATGTCTTGCACTAAAGAACAACAAGCAAAGATAACACCTTATCTTGTTGAAGCATTAAATAATTATCAAAAAAAACATAGTGTATCAGGCGAAAAGACTCAAGGACCATGGCTTTCTAAATTTAGTCCTATACGTTTTAATAGATATCCTGTAGGCACTATGATGAGAGAACATTACGATCATATACATAGTATCTTTGATGGTCAGATGAAAGGAGTGCCTTTAGTATCTATTGTAGCTAACCTAAATGAAGACTATGAGGGCTCTGAATTCTATTGCAGAGGAGAGAAAATTGAGTTAAAAACAGGGGATATACTATTGTTTCCATCTAATTTTATGTATCCGCATGAGGTTAGAGAAACAACAAAAGGCACACGATACTCTTTTGTAAGCTGGGCCTTTTAATATATAATGAGGTTATATGTTACAAAAGATAGGTTTTCAGCCAGGGATCAACAAACAAATTACCCCTACAGGAGCAGAAGGTCAATGGACCGACTGTGATAACGTTCGTTTTAGATATGGTACACCTGAAAAGATAGGTGGTTGGAAACAATTAGGTGATGATGCGCTTACAGGGGCAGGCAGAGGACTTCATCATTTTGTAAACAGTTTATCTAGAAAATACGCAATTATAGGAACAAACAGAATTTTATACGCATTTTCAGGTGGTGTATTCTATGACATACACCCAATTAAATCTACAACAACGCTTACAAGTGCATTTACCACGACCAACGGATCAGCTGAAGTTACGATAACTTTTAGTGGTGATCACGGCATATCTGCACAAGATATAATATTACTAGATAATTTTTCATCTATTACTAATTCTAATTTTGCAGCAGCAGATTTTAACGATAAAAAATTTATGGTAACTACTGTGCCATCAAGCTCAACTATTACTATAACCATGCCATCAAACGAATCAGGATCAGGTGCTACAACATCTGGTGGTATCAGAGTTCAACACTACTATCCAGTGGGTCCAGCAGTGCAAGCAAAAGGTTTTGGTTGGTCACTTGGATCATGGGGTGGTGAAGTATCAGGTGAACCTGCAACTACCTTACAAAATGGTATTAATAGTTCTGTAACCACAGGTATTATATTAGTTGACTCATCACAATTTCCAACGTCAGGTACAAATTTTATAATTATAGGTAGTGAAGAAATATCTTATACAGGTATTGCATCTACAGGAGAACTTACAGGTGTAACAAGAGGTGTAGCAGGAACAACAGCAGCGGCTCACAGCGGTGGTGCAACTATTACAAGTTCTACAAATTTTGTAGCATGGGGTGAGGCAGCATCAGGAGATTTAGTTTTAGAACCTGGTATGTGGTCACTAGACAATTTTGGTGACAAAGCAATCTGTTTAATACACGATAGCGCTGTATTTGAATGGAATTCTGCAGCAACTGATGCAACATCAAACAGAGCAACAATTATATCCGGTGCACCAACTGCATCAAGACACATGTTAGTATCAACACCAGATAGACACTTGGTATTTTTTGGGACTGAAACAACTATTGGAACACCATCAACACAAGATGATATGTTTATAAGATTTTCTGACCAAGAGGATATTAATACGTATACACCCACAGCAACCAATACAGCCGGCACACAAAGGCTGGCTGATGGATCACAGATCAGAGGTGCTATCAGAGGTAGAGATGCAATTCTTGTTTGGACTGATACTGCATTGTTCACACAACGTTTTGTTGGACAGCCTTTTACTTTTGCATTTGCACAAGTCGGAACACATTGTGGACTTGTTGGACAAAACGCTTGTGTAGAAGTTGATGGTGCTGCGTATTGGATGTCAGAAAATGGTTTCTTTAGATATGCTGGTAAGCTAGAATCACTACCATGTTTAGTAGAAGATCATGTATACAATGATATAAATTTAGAATCTGGTAACCAAATGGTGTCTGCTGGATTAAACAATCTTTTTGGTGAAGTCATATGGTTTTATCCAACTTCCTCATCTTCTGTTGTAAACAGAATGGTTGCATATAACTATTTTGACTCTTCACCACAAAGACCTGTTTGGACAAATGGAACTTTAGCTAGAACTATGTGGCGTGACTCTGCTGTATTTGGTAGCCCGCATGCAACAGAATACACTGCAGGAAACGATTCATCTTTTGATGTAGTAGGCAACACTGAAGGCAGAACAATATATTATCAACATGAAACAGGGACTGATCAGGTTCAAGGCGGTTCTACAACTGCAATAACTGCAAATATATCTTCTGGAGATTTTGATATAAGTCAAAGAAGAGGTATTACAGGTCAATCAACAGGTATAGCAGATCTTCGTGGAGATGGTGAGTTTATTATGAAGATAAGAAGATTTATACCTGACTTTATATCACAAACTGGTAATACTAGAGTTACATTACAATTAAGAAATTTTCCTAATGATAGTCAATCAGGTTCAGCTCTTGGACCTTTTGATATAAGTTCATCTACACAAAAAGTAGATACACGTGCAAGAGCAAGAGCTATTGCATTAAAAGTAGAAAATACATCAACTAATCAAAGTTGGAAATTAGGAACTTTTAGATTAGATATACAACCAGATGGACGTAGATAATGGCAAAGATAGTACAAGTATTAACAAGGCCAAGTAAAGAATATGATTTGTTTACAGCAGAAGCACAAGTTAGAGATCTTGATGCAATTGTAGAAAAATTAAATACGACGTTTCAACAGGAATTAAAAGATGAGGTAGAAGCAGAAAACTTCTTTTTAAATTAATGGCAAATAGTTTTATAAATAAAAAAGCAGATCTAACTACAACAGATTTAACTACACTTTATACAGTGCCTAGTTTTAAAACAGCTGTTGTTAAATCTATACTAGTATCCGAGGATGCTGGATCAGGGACCACAATAACTGTAACATTAGTTAATGCAAGTGGTGCTATATTTAGTTTATTTAAAACAAAAACCATATCAGGCAATGCTACAACAGAACTTTTGAGTCAACCTCTTGTTATGGAGGAGAGTGAAATATTAAAAGTACAAGCTGGTGACGCGAATGAGCTGCACGTCATAGCTTCTATATTAGAAATACAGCCAAGAGAGGTAACAACATAATGCAAGTATTAGAACCAAAAGAAATAATAGAAGAAATAAGTAACCTTAAAACAGGTGAAAAATATAAAAATGATGAAGAATGGAAAGCAAAAGGCATACCTGAATCAGAGATTAGAAAAGATATTAGAGTGATAATGCCGAGTCTTGATATTTTTCCTAAAACAAAATAAGATAGATAAATGTCCATAACTAGAGCACAACAAGCAAAACAGATGTTACAAAACGGTGGTATGTTAGTACAACCATCTAAAACTGGTAAACGACCAGGATATAGAAGTGCTAGAGCACAAGAGGCACAAGGAAGAACATCATCAGCGGTTGATACGGGTGATTTAGGATCTGAATCAGCTAATGTAGCAGCTAATGTTTCAGCCACAACTGGAGGAGGTAGACAAGATCCAATGGGAGGAAGATTGGATCTTACAGCAGCACAAATAAGAGCTGTTGATCCAATTCAATTTGGAGGTCCTAAAACAAACAGAGATTTATTTACTGGTGGCCGTAATGAATCATTTTTAAATACATTAAAAAGTTTTGTATCTCCAACACAAAAAGTCTTGTATAATATTACACCTAATAATCCAAAAACAGAGTTACGTTTTTTATCAAGATTAAAAAATTTTCATCCAACAGTTTATAATACGTTGCCACAAAATTTAAAAGATTTATATGAAGAAACAGAACAAGATTTAGAAACAAGATCATTTAAAGATTTTGATAAATTTTCTTTTGACGACTTTAAAGATTTAACAAATTTTCAAACTGGACTTGATGTACCTGGATTAGAAAACTTTGCAGAATATGCAGCAAAATATGGAGGTGCACCTGGTTTAAAATTTTCTGGTAATGTAGGTGGGTTAGAAAAATATGTAACTGGTAAAGATCCTGTTACAGGAGAAACAACGTACGGATACAGAGATAGACGAGATGATGACGGTGGTGGAATATCTGATCTTGAAGCAAGATTAAGATTACTTGAACAACAAAGAGCAGCAGGATCAGGATCAACAGACACTGAAAAAGAAAATGATTCTAAAATACAGAATTTAAGATTATTAGCAGAAGGTGGTATGGCAGATAAAGCACCATACGAAGGTGGGATTATGGACCTTGAATCAGCAAGACAGATGTATGGTCTTGGTAAACTCGTTAAAAAAGTTACAAGATCAGTCAAAAAAATTGCAAAGTCACCATTAGGTAAAGCTGCGATAGGTGCAGCATTATTTAAATTTGGTGGACCTCTTTTTAAGCAAGGTGGTGCATTTAATAAGTTCTTTTTTGCAGGGGAAGCTCCATCGTTTGCAGCTCTTACAACCAAAGGTGCTCTAACTGGTATAGCAGCTGTATCAGCTTTAGGAGGTCTTACAGCTGAAGAAGATGATGAACAAGAACAATACGCAGGAGCAGATTTACCATTTCCTGTAGATTATTATTTAAGCGGTCAATACTCACCTAATGTGAGACTAGCAGCAGAGGGTGGCCTGATGAGAGCAGGATATCAGGAGGGATCAAAAGAACCTGTCGCTAAAAAAACAATGCCACTATTAGATATGGGTGGTATGGAAAAAGATTATAGAGAAGAAGGTGGCTTTGTACCTATTGGACGTATGGAAAAAGCAGATGATGTACCTGCAAGATTATCAAAGAATGAGTTTGTATTTACAGCGGATGCTGTTAGAAACGCCGGCGACGGAGATGTTGATTTAGGCGCAGAAAAAATGTATAACATGATGAAGAACCTAGAAGCCGGAGGTGACGTATCAGAAGAATCGCAAGGCATAGATGGCGCACGTAAAATGTTTCAAACATCACAAAGATTAGAGGAAGTTATATAATGGCAACACAAACAACAGTAGCAAGACCAGCACCATTTGTAGAAAAACTAGGTACAAATTTAGCAGAGAATGTATTAGCGCAACAGGGTGTACCAATTGTAACACAAGGTTTAGCTTCTTTGGGTGCGATGGCTCAACCAACAAAACAATCTTTTGAAACAGATGAACAGTTTAAAACAAGACAAGATTTATTTGCTGCTCAACAAAGAGCAGCACTAGGGTTTGAACAAAGACAACAAGCTCTAGCAGGACTTGCACCAACAGTTGCAAGTCAAACAGCCCAACAACAAGAAGCATTAAGATTAGCTGAACAAGCAGCTGGCACAACAGGTATAGCTTCTTTTCAACCATTCTTAACCGAAGCACAACAAGCAGCAACAGATGCAGGCACAACATTAGGTGGCGTGCAACTTGGAGCAACTGCTTTTCAACAAGGCGTGCAAGATTTCATGTCGCCGTATCAAACTCAAGTTATTGATGCAACACTAGCAGAATTTGATCGTAACAAAGCCATACAAGAACAAAGTATACGAGATCAACAAGCAGCTTTGGGTGCGCTCGGCAGTGGTCGAGCGGGAGTGCAACTCGCAGAGTTTGGCACAGGGGCTGCGAGAGAACGAGCTTTATTACAAGCCGGTCTCTTGCAACAAGGATTCGGTCAGGCAGCAGCTGCCAGACAACAGGACATTGCAAACAGAGGTGCACTAGCTGCACAACAACAAGGATTAGGAGCCTTCCAAGCAGGACTAGGTGGACAAAGAGAAGGCGTATTAGGAAGCAACATTGCACGTTTAGGTCAGCTGGGCGCACTGAACCAAGCGCAAGCACAAGCAGTAGCTGATGCACAAAGAGAGGCTGTAAGACAAGCGGCATTCCAACCACAAGAACAATTAGATAGGTTTGCTGCACAGGTGACAGGAATCATGGGTGGTTATCCTGGTCAAACACAGACAACAAACATACCTAACCCAACGCCATTACAGACAGCGTTAGGTATTGGTACAACACTTGCTGGTATCTATGGAGGATTTAAAAAACCTGGTGACACAGACTTTGGAAAAATAGCTTCGGCAGGTATGAAAATATTATAATGATGAACAGAGTATTAAGAAGACCAATGTTTAGAATAGGTGGCTCTGCAGGAACAGGGATTACAACTGGTTTAGACAGAAAAGGTTATAAAGACGGAACAGACGAATACGACAGAGCTCTTAAAACTACAGAGCGATTTATGACTGATATAGATAAATTTAGAGGTGAAAAAGATAGTTTTTCACCTGGAGGACTACCAGCATTCTTAACACAATTTGGTTTAAATTTATTATCAACATCACCACAAGGTAATATATTTCAAACAGCAGCTGTAGCTGCAAAAGAACCTTTTCAAACTTTTCAAGCAGCTAAACTAGCTGAAAGAGAACGAAAAGGAGATTTAGCAGAGGATTTATTTGGCACAGCACTAGCATCTGAATATGACCTTACAGCTAAAAGATTAAAGTCAGATGATGATAGAAAAACTCCAGAGGTAGAGGCAGAGTTAATAAAAAATGCACAAACAAATATTTTTGATGCAAGAAAAATTTTAGAAAAACCAGATGCAACTGCAGAAGAAAAGGCAGCAGCTGAACAAAAAATTAAAATAAATCAAAATGTATTATTAAAAGAAATAGGTGTGCCTGCAGAATATGAAGCTATCATTTCATCAGAGGAATTATTTAATAGTTATAAATCTTCTTATGTAGAGAGAGAAAACAATAAAAGAATTAATGATTACAAAGAAAAAAATCCTGATGCAACAGCAGACGATATAGCAGCTAATGTCGTATTGATACAAGAAGATTCACCAGAAGCTGCTGACTTTACAATAATGGAATTACGTAAAAAATATTATTTTTCTGAAGGTGGTAGAGTTGGATTAAAACTTGGGACAGAACCTAAAATGATGGAAGAAGTAGTAGAACAAAAACGAGATACAGGTGAGGTACAAGATCTATCCTACACAGAGCTTCGAGCAAGATTACCACAAGAAATATCAAACGATATTGTACAATTATTAGCTAACAGTAAACAAGCTTTGTTAGATTTTGCAAACATACAGACACCAGAAGATATAGCTGGTTTCAATCAACAATACGACGTAAATTTGACATTACCACAAGGGGCGTAGATGGAACCCTTTAAGGATAAAAAAATAATTTTAGACACTGAAACTGTAAAAGATACTTTATCATCAGCTATAAAAAAACCATTAACCGTTCAAAAGAAACCTGTAAAATTTACTTGGGAAGGTCTTAAAAATTTTAGTTTAGTATTTTCAACTAATCCTTTTGATAAATTAAAAAGAGATAGATTAGAAGAGTTAATGTCTGGAAAGGATAAAGCAAAAGAAAAAGATTATATAGATTTTTTTGAAGATATGGAAAAATCTATATATGGTGCAGTGCAAAACATAGGTTATTCAATTAGTGATCTTTTAACAACTGGTGTTGACATGGCAGTCGACACTAATCTTACAGAGGCTTTAGATAAAGCTTACGAAGAAAATAAAATAGCCGATCCAGAAACTTTATTAGGATCTATAAATAAAGTTCTTATTGAGTATGGCGCGCCAGGTGGTGCTGTGTTTAAAATAATGAACAGAGCTAAAAGATTATTTAAATCAAAAAAAGCATTAGATGCAAAAAAAGCAGCAGCATTATCAGGTCAAGGATCTAAAATAGTAAACACAGCAAAAAGAGTTGGTTACATGTCAACAGCTTTTGCAGCCACAGATTTTATTACATCAGGTGCAAGATCTAAAACACAAGACCCTATGATTTTAGATGCAGAAAGTGAAGAAGGATTATCTGGTAGAGATTTAGCACTTGCAAGATTTAGAAACAAATTACGATTTGGTGCAGAAGGTGCATTGATAGGTGGTGGTTTTGCACTCATGGGTGGACCATTAGCAAGAATTGCAACCGTTGGTGCAAAGTATGGTTTGTTTAAACCAGCAGGTTATGCATTAAGAGGTATTGATACTCTTGCAGTCAGACCTGTAACATATCTTGCAGCAAACATACCAGGATCTGCAACAGCTGGTAAAGCTATTAGAAATGCAAGTAGTTATGTTATAGATAAATCTTTATCTACTGTTATTACAGGTAATCCTACAAAACAATTACCTGCATTTGAAAAGTGGAGATTATTTTCTGTTGAGAGTAGTAATCCACTACAACGAAGATTAAAAAAAATAGATAATTTTTTATCTGGTTTTAGATCTGTAGGTAAATACACAGGGCTTGGTTTTCAATTATCATCAGATGCTAAAAGATTTATAAAAGGTAGAGCAAGAACAATAGAAAAATATTTGGAATCTATTGAAAAAAAATCATACGATTTAGCAAAATCGTTTGAGGGGCAGTATAATACGTTAACAACATCACCAGCCAGCAAAGATTACTATTTAGATCAGGTATTAGCATATTTAAAAGGACAAGCTAAATTAACAGAGCTACCAAAAATATTACAAGGATCTGCACAAAACCTACAAAAAGAAATTATGAAAACAAAAGACGTATTTGGTAATCTATTACCAGAGGGAGATCTTAAAAAATTTATACTTAATAATTTAAAAACATACATGAGAAAATCTTTCTCTGTGTTTACAAATCCAGAATATATGCCGGACGAAAAAATAAAACAAGGGGCAGCTAAATGGATATTAGAAAATGTAGTAAAGAAAAACAAAGATTTACGTGAATCTGCATTAACTTTAAAAACAGGTAAAATGACAAAAGCACAAGCAGAGTCTGCTTACGCTGAATCTTTAGTTCATAAGATATTAACAAACACAAAACAAGATGGTGTAGATCCATTAAAACTAATACAAAATGTTTCTAAAAATATTTTAAGATCTGATAAATTAATTAAAACAGGAGAAGAATTACCTGATGCGATTAAAAAATTATTGGGTGAAGAAAACAATTTAAAATCAGCAGTATTACAAACAACATCACATGCAATAACACAGGCAACAAATAAATTAACTTTAGATAAATTAGCTAAAACTGGTTTGGATGAGGGTTGGTTATTTAAATCAGAGGCAGATGCGATTGCTGCAAATTCTATGGATGCTGTTAAAATAGGAGAAATAAAAAATCTTGGTATATTAAAAAGTAACATATCAAAACTATATGCAACAAAAGATATGGCCTCTGCATTAAAAGGAGCTCCAGGTAAATTTGATGGATTATTACAAAGTTCTGCATATAGAAACATATTACAATTTAAGGTAGCTACACAGTTTGGTAAAACTGTATTATCTCCTGCAACACAAGTTAGAAACGTAACATCAGCTAGTATGTTTCCATTAGCTAATGGACACATAGGTGGCAGGGCATCTGTTACAGAATCTATTAAAATGGTAATGGATGATATCTTTGGTGCCGGTAAATTAATTGATGAGAAAAAATTTATAGACAACTTGGAAAATAAAATACGTCTTGGTGTAATCGATGAAAACATTGTGGCATCAGAATTACAAGCGGTGTTAAAAGATATACGTGCAGGGGCTAAAGTAAAAAATTTAGATAGTTTATTGGCACGACTAGCAGAATCACGAATGATTAAAACAGCAACAAGAATATATGCTGGAGGTGATAACTTATGGAAATGGTATGGCCATGAATATGTAAAATCACAAATGCGTTCTATGTACAGAAACGTGGACGATATTGCAAAATGGACCAAAGAGATAACAGGTAGAAATTTTGATAGAGTCAATACATTTACTGGTAAAGTAAAAACATTTGATGAAGCAATAGATGAAGCGGCTGCGTGGCAGATAAGAAATACGTACCCTACTTATAGTAAAGTTCCTGAAGTAATTAAAAATTTAAGAAAGCTACCATTTGGTAACTTTGTATCGTTCCCTGCAGAGATGATTAGAACGACACACAATATCGTATCTATCGGTTTGAAAGAAGCAACATCATCAAACGCACAATTAAGACAACAAGGATATAGAAGACTATTAGGTGCTTTTGTTACATTAGGTGGCGCAGAGAAAGGTGTATCGGCTCTAGCTCAAAATCTAACGGGCACAACTATGGATCAGATAGAAGCATACAAAAGAAGTCTATCAGCACCGTGGGATTCAAGGGCAGCTATTTTACCTGTTAACACATGGAAAGATGGAAAAGGTAAAGCAATTAATTTTTCATATTTTAGTCCTTATGATGTTATTACACAACCAGTAAGAGCTGCATTAAAAACTTTAGAAGAGGGTAAACTAAAACAAAAAGATGCAGATGTTGTTGCATTTAATTTATTTTTGGGAGCTGATGGGCCTGTAAGAAAATTATTAGACCCGTTTGTGTCTGAATCCATTGCACTTGAAAGAGTATCAGATGTAATACCAAGTGGCCTAATAGTTGGAGGTAGAGGTGGTGTGACTAAAACAGGTAAGGTAGTTTATTCTGAAACAGATGATGGACCAACTGCATTTATAAAAAGTTTAGTTCACATAATTGAAGGTGTTCAACCAACTGCAATTACAACTGGAGAAAAAATAATAGCAGGTATAGAAAAAGATGTTAAACGAGGTGGTCAACCCGTATCTTTACAAGATGAATTACTTGCTTTGTTTTCTGGTGTCAGAATTATTAATGTTGACGTACCAAAAGCCATGGAGTTTAAAATTACAGAATATAATAAAAAATTTAGATCTACAACACAGGCAGAAAAATTTTATTCTTTAGTAGACTTTCAAAATAGAGGACCAGATGTATTAGGTAAAGAATTTAGAGACATACAAAACGAAACATTTAGAGTGAATCAAGATTTTTATTTTATACTACAAGACGCTTTAAAAACTGGTGTTAAAGAAAGAGACTTATTAAAAATTTTAAGAAAAAGAAGAATATCATATAGTAAAGCTAAAAAATTATTAAAAGGTAAAAATATACCTTTTACCGCTTATGATGAACGTATGAAATCTAGAGTGAAAGCTGCAGAAAAAATAGCAAAAGAAAGAGGAGAAAAAATAAATAAAGAATATTTTTATCCTAAAAAATTATTTAGAAACATATTAAAAGAATTTAAAAACAAAGATTTAAATATAAAAGAAGATTCACAGTTAAATGAAATAGAAAGAATATTAAAACTTCAAAGTGATAAGTTAAGTTCATTACCACAAAAAACTGAAGATAGAGCATTTGCAGAGCTACAGACACCACCACTACCGGTAACACCTCAACCAAATGTTAGAGTTGCAGCTAATAATACCGTGCCAAATACTAACTTGACACGAACACAGCTTGCCTTATTATCACCTGAAGAGCAAATTATTGCTAGTAGGAGAACATAATGGCGAGAAAATCGGCACTACAAAAAATAGAATCTCATGAAAAGCTTTGCAGAATCATGCAAAAGCAAACGTTTGA